TCCACCCTGCCATTTGGGTGTTACAGATGTTCCGTCAACCTGCACCGCACTGTTGTAATAAGCTGTTGTGCCTTGTGTCACCAAAAAAGCGACCGTCATTGTCTGACCTGTTGACATCAATGTGTTCAACGATGTGCCGGAGCTGCCACGAAAGTTAACAGTCCAGTTAGCCGAAGCATTGCTGGTGTAATACAACACTGACTGGGTAGTAACATCAAAAGCAATTGTTCCTGTAGCTGCCGTAGCACTTACAGTTGTAGTCTCAGCCACATTAACTAATACTTCAGCAAGAACACTAGAAGTGCCGTTAAAGGTTTGGGTAGCAGTAAATGTTGTTGCAGTTCCGGGTGCTACATAGTCTGTACCGGCTGTAGCCGCAGTAAAGGCAGACGTACCATTGCCTTTCAAAACGCCGGTCAAAGTTGTTGCACCTGTGCCACCATAAGACACAGCAATAGTGCCAGCGTTCCATGTGCCAGATGTAAGCGTACCTACGCTTGTCAGAGATGACGAAACAACAGTAGCGTTTAGTGTCGTGCCGGTCAGAGTTCCTGCCGCAGCCGTTACTGTGCCGGATGAGCCAAGAGAAATAGATGTGCCATTTACGGTCACAGAGCTATTGGCAAGACCTGAGTTGGGTATTGTAGCACTGGCAGTAAATGCAGAGGTTCCATTACCAAAAACATAACCACTGAGTGTAGCTGCACCTGTACCGCCGCGATTGACAGCAACAGTACTACCGTTCCATGTAGCGGATGTGATAGATCCGGGATAATCAAACGTGTTAGTTGACCAACTGACATTGGAAGGCGCTTGGAAATGCGGCTCCCAAGACCCTGACGATGTAGAATTGGCCAAAAGCACAATTGTCCCATAAGAACCCGATTGGAAGGTGGCAATCGTGGTTGCACCAGTGTTTTGAACAACAATAGTGCCACTACTTTGGTTGTTGTTAAAAGAAAATATCGCACCAATTGGCAATGTTGTTGCGTTGGGCAATGTAAATGTCTGACCGCCAGATCCAGTGACTACTTGAACTGTGGTTGATGATGCAGACAGAGTTGTTGTACCACCCGCCGCCGCCGTGCTTGTTGTACCATCAAAGAAAGAATTTCCTGTTATGTTTGAATTAGCGTCTCTTAAAACAACGCTATTTGCACCACTGGAAACTGTAACACCTGTGCCACCATTAAGAACAGGAACTATCTGTTTGTTACCAACAGTACCCGCATTATTGTACATAATGTAGGTATCAGTGCCGCCAGAAACTGTTGTTGTATTAATAGCAATGCTATTTGGACCGGCTGAACCTGTGGGTCCTGTTGGGCCAGCGACAGATGAAGCGGCTCCAGTGGGTCCAGTTGGGCCTGTAGAGCCAGTAGTTCCAGCAGCGCCGGTTGGACCAGTTGGGCCTGCAACAGTAGAAGCAGCCCCAGTTGGGCCGGTGGGGCCATTTGTCCCAGTTGGTCCTGTTGGTCCACCTACGCCAGTTGATCCAGTTGGACCTGTTGGGCCAATCGCGCCAGCGGTTCCGGCTGCACCTGTTGGACCTGTTGGACCAGCTACTGTGGACGCAGCACCTGTGGGGCCTGTCGGACCTGTAGATCCGGTACTTCCAGTTGGGCCGGTAGGCCCCGCAACTGTGGACGCGGCTCCGGTCGGGCCGGTAGGTCCGGCGGGACCAGCAGCACCGTTGATATTAACTGCCCATGAGGCAAAAGTGCCTGTCCCAATTGTGCTGGTGACATTTACAACCATAGCACCAGTGCCGGAATTGTACGATGTTACCGTGCCAACCATACTATGGGTGCTGTCATTCGCAATCAGAACTTGCTGACCAACGGTATATGCCAACCCAGTTCCAACAGTCAGTGACTGAGTGCCTAGCCCAATAGTTAGTGATGTAGTGCTGGTTGTTGCATAAATGCTACCAGCAGCGCCTGAAACACCCGTAGGTCCAGTAGGTCCAGCACTACCAGTTGTGCCAGTAGGACCTGTAGGACCCGCGACCGTAGAAGCGGCCCCAGTGGGGCCTGTTGGACCTGTAGTTCCGGTAGGTCCTGTAGGACCGGCCACAGTAGAAGCTGCACCAGTAGGACCGGTTGCACCTGTTGTGCCATTTGCCCCAGTGGGGCCTGTTGGACCTGCAACGCTGGACGCAGCTCCTGTGGGGCCAGATGCACCTGTTGGGCCAGTAGGCCCAGCTACTGAGGAGGCCGCACCGGTGGGGCCGGTAGGGCCTGTACCAGTAGGCCCCATAGCTCCAGTGGGACCAGTAGTCCCGGCATTACCTTGAGATCCTGTAGGTCCAGTCGGACCTGTTACGCCGGTAGGTCCAGTTGGACCAAACGCGCCTGTAGGGCCGGTAGGACCGGGAGTAATGGCAGCAATAGCCGCAGTTGTTGTGCGGCGAGATACGCCAGCTTGAACAATTTCAACTTGCTCAGTTCCGCTAAGGGACGTAGCAACGGGTAGATTCGGGATCTGAACATTGCTCATGTCAACGGACCAGTCTTTGGAACTTCAATATTGTTATAAGGCAAGCCGGGGTCATTGTCACCGGGTGCATTAGGGTCAGTACCCGGTTGTTGATTAAGACCACCCGGCGGTTCGCCAGTTTGTTGTGTAACACGATTCTGATCGTTCTGTGTAATACGGTTGTCGCCACCAACAACCGGAATATTGGTTGTGGGATCAACTGTATTCTGTCCAGACGTAAACCGATTGTTTGTTTCAGCCGTAACAAAGTCTTGAATACGGGGATTCATGACTGGAACTGGATCAGCCGGTACAATAATGGCTCTAAGCTGTTCTTGAGGCGTGTCATAACAGTCATTGCAAACCAAGATGCGAAGGTTCATCAGGGATGCACCACGCCAGTCAAATTGCCACTTAAGATTTACTAAATTATAGCGAAATCCGCACCTGTCGCATATGGCATGAGCCTGCGGGTTGCTGGCACTCGTTCTTGCGCGTCCAGATTGACTTGCGTATGCCATTTTGCCTCCCTATGGCCGATAATAACCCATAATTTGAGGCGAAATATATTGTTGAGCTGTTTCAATATTCTGTTGAGCAGCGATATTATAGCTTTCATCCGCCTGACCCTTCAATGCAACCGCTAATTGGGGGTTCCAAATACGGGCTAAACGGTATGTTAAACCATCCGCAAACGCTTCCATCCATAAATAAGGTATTTCGACGTTCTGATTATTTATAAGGTTAGAATCTTGAAGCTGGCGAACACGGTAATACTTCAAATATTGGCCACTTGTACCATCAGGCACAGGCCATAATGTCACAGTTGGGTTGGGGCTGATAAGGCGGTCAAACCAAAATGTCGTTGGGAAACCTTGCTGTGTTTTATTAGGGTAAGAAGCATACTCTGTACGGCTTACAGACAAGATAATGCGGTCAGTGGGCAAGCTGCTACCGCTGACTGTAGATATATATGTATCCAGCATGGTAACAGTGTTGAGCTGTACGTCATATGTAGCTTGACCTGCGACCAACGGGACCGTGACTAGATCCACAGCCCACAGGTTGACGCCCTCGTTCGACCAACGGGCAAGCATCATGTTGGACGCCATACGCGCTGATATAAAATGCTCTTGGACAAGCGAAGTCGGACGCAAACCAATATTCTGGTAAGCATATAGGACGATCTCACCTAATCCGGGATTAAAGGCGTATGTCCCGCTTGTTGACATTATATCACCTTAAACAGGGCCAGCCTGAACAACTGAGGCAGTTACAGTACCAGAGCCAGAGCTGATATTGATGCAAATAGCTTTGCACGGAACTGTAAATGATCCGCCAGTGCTAGCAGAAACAGCCGAAAAACCAGTAGCAACATACCAAGTAGCGCCAGCTACAGTATAGCCGTATTCCATTGGATCATCAAATGAATATTCAATGTTAAATGTAGCAGAGCCTGATGTAATGGCTGCTCCAATACCAACATTGAAAGGAGTTTGGAAATCATCTACAGCGCAAGCTGCGCTGCGACCAGTTCCAGACTTCGTAAGTGTGGTAAGTTTCATTTTGATTTTCCCTTAGCACGAGACGCCGCGACATTATCAACCAAGTTCGGGTAAGGCCGTCCAGCAGCCCTTGCCTTAGCTTTTGCCAACTGGACTTGCTTTTTGTCTAGATGACTATGTGTAGCATCTTTTGGAGCTTTTTGCTCCCAAAAAGGTTTTTTCAGCATTTAACATCCCACTTTTTTAACGCAAGATTGATTCTGCTGTTTGGATCATGTGCTGTCTTGGCAGAAGTTAATTTTTCCTTCATACCACACATTCGTGACCGAAAGTTTTCACGCCTTTGAGCATCCGCATGGCTATGTTGGGCTTTCTCACGGGAAACAGGAGGCTTTAGGTTATGCCCTTCAGCTTTAGCCGAAGCCCTGCCCTTAGCATTTAAGCCGCCTTCAGGGTTTTTACCTTCTTTGCGCGTCCATGCACCAGCCATGACAACCCCCATAGAGAAATAAGGGGGCGCTAGGCCCCCAGATTTTTAATCTATCTCTTCTGTCTTGTGGCCCTTTGGGGGAGTGCCAGCATGAGCAGACGAAAGCGGGTTCATGTTGGAGCCAGTGCGGCCACCAGACTTGCGGGGCTTGCGACCAGCATTGCCTTTAGCGTTTGCACCCATAACCATGCCCATATGCTTGGCGCTGCCGCCACGCTTCTTTTCTTTCGCGGCACCAAAGATTTTAGGTGCATTGTTACGCTCATCGGGAGCATCCTTGATGTCCTGTTCCCAATCTTTGGAACCGGTCATAGCGCCACCAGATTCTTTCTTTGTACGACCCTTCATATTAGCCTCCTATAGCTAAATTATGCGTTTTCAGCTTGAATATAGCGAACTACAAGATCGCCAACGCCGTCACCAGTATTTGCAGACAAAGCATAAATGATAACGTCAGAAGTTCCAACATTAGACCATTTAGCTGTGCGAGTTGCATTTGTTCCGGGCGTAAGAGCGTCGAGGCCAATAGTTCCGACCGCACCAGCAGATACCAATTCAGTAGCTGTCGTTGTTGTTCCAAGACTAATAGTCGTAGCCGCACCGCTCCATGCCGTAGTTGCCAAAACTTGAATATTGACAATATGGCTATAGGCCGGAATAACAATTCCGGTGCTTGTTGCTGTCGTAGTTCCAGCCTGCGTAATGGGCGCAGTTTGCGCCATCATCACAAACCCGACATTCTTAATCGTACCAGCAGTTGTGCCAGTCGTGTCAAGAACATCACCAGCCTTAATGGGGCCAGTAAATGTACTAGTTGCCATAATAATCTCCTGCACGAGTTCGTCACATAGTCTGTGCAGCGTCCGCTAGGCCGGTCTATGTGACTGCAATCCTAGAAAAGCGGGGGCCGAAACCCCCGCCATTTGCCTTACGAGGTGGGGAAAGAACCCCAGATGCTCCGCCAATTATAGTATCCGAATGAGTATCTTTCGTAACCTTTTACGAGAAGATTATCGGTCACAAAATCTACTTGCATATCTGTTTCGAACTTAATTCTCTCCATATAAGAGAGGCCATCAATGTTCGTAAGCAGGAACCAAGCGTACTGTGAGGTCAAGAAGTCGTTGACCATGTAGCCTTCCGAAAGACCACCCGCAGTCATCATGATTGCATTGACATCATTATCTGATGTACCGGGCCGCAGTTCAGTCTTTGTAAGACGAATTGCAGTAGGTTCAAGCTGCGGAGGAACAACCAGCTTGCGAGCGCGAGCAAACACTTTCAAACCAGCTTGATCTTTAAAGTTCGTGCGAACAGCAATCATGCCGTTTAGCAGCGTTGACTCATTTAGACCAACCGCAGTTGAAGGAATGTTAGCAACCGTGCCACCATCAATCGGATGGTTGGAAGCGCACAGAGCAACGCCGTCACCACCAATGCTTGCATTGTATGTGGTAGCAGTGTTCAAGACGTTAGAACCGTAGATTTCCTTAGTTTGCTGGAATGATTCGATCAAACCAAGATTCGAAGGATGGAACTGTGTCTTGTACAGGTTGTCATCAATTGCCTTACGGGTAATTGCATACCCAAGAGCAATTTCTGTGTGTTCCTGATTGTAGACATAACGCTCACCAGCATTATTGTCGAAAGCAGTTTGACCGCCTTCTGTCTTAAGCTGTGCAAGACCCAAGAACCGCATTTCAGCAGTACGTTCGAGCGCCATCTTAGAATCATGCTTGGTGAAGATCTTGTCGTACTGAGATGGAATCATCTCGTACTTGCCTTCTACTCCGCGCAATCCGGGGAGCAAGAGGTCTTTAATTGCTGAGAGATTGACAGCCATTAGTCCTTACTCCCTTAGATGCCGACGAAATTCTTCGTCTGGACATAGTTGAAGGAAACAACAGCATAATCATATGCCTGACTATTAATCAGAGTCCCCGGAGCGCCCGGCGGATCATTAATCACGCTGACGATCTTGAAGGGAGCATACACATTATATGTTGCGGTGTTAATTGTGGTTGTATCGAGATAAGCGCCAGAAAGACCATTAGAGGTATTACCAGAGCCAATCGCAAACCCAATCGTTGACCCAATGTCGGCCAGCGCAATGCCAGTGGCATCAGACTGAGCAACAAACTTA